GAAAAACCTAGCGCAGGTTCTGCCAATATTAAAGTAGATAATTATATTGGAGACAACAGTACAGTTGATTATGCTATTACTCAACAAATTAATAGTCCACAGGCAGTAATTGTAAAAATAACTGACGGCGTATCTGCGTCGGTTATTAAAACAATGAACGACGATTACGTTGTTAATTTTAATACTCGTACTATTAAGTTTAATACTGCTCCAACAAACACGCAAATTGTTTCAATATTCAGCTTTGGATTTAGCGGTTCAAATATTTTAGATCTTGATTATTTTGTTGGCAACGGCTCAACTACTGAATTTATTACCAAAGCACCGTGGTTGTCAGATATTACATCTTTAGTATATCTTGACGGTATTCCTGAAGCAGTTGAGTTATTTGAAACAGATGCTACGTATGAAAGCAATAAACGTGTTGGCATACGATTTGATTCTGCTCCACCTACTGGCACTATTATAAACTTTGTAATTGTCAGTGGCAATGAACAAACTTTTGCTGTAACTAAAACTGAAAGAATTGCTACCGATGGCCGCCAAAATCGCGATCCTTCAACTGATTTATTAAACGGTACGTCAACATATGCTCTTCAAAATAAAATTGGAAACAGTCTTCCTGCCGAAACTAGCATGATTGTAAGAGTTGACCAAACAATTTTACCAGCGGCAAACAACATTTATTATAAAATTAAATCAAACAAATTAATATATGCCATTGATAAAAACAAATATCAACAGTACGGTTTAGATATTGCTGATATTACAGTATATGTTGGTAACACTATGCTTGTGTTAGGTACTGATTACGTTGTAGATCTTAGCGGAATTAATATTAAGATAACAGCACGTATTCGTAATTTATATGTTAATCAACAATTAGTTATTAGCGTAATAAAAGATAGTCTAACAGTAGGTAGTTTCTATACATACTTGCCTGGAATTAATAATACTCAGCCGCAAATTGTGTTTAATGAAGTATACAATTCATTAAATGTTGTTGAAATTATAAGTTCTTACAAGCATGATATATTGGATATTCAACGAACACTAGTTACAGTATCGTCTAATATTAACTTTACGCCAGATACTATTGAATATTTTAATTATACTGGTATATCAGGCGGTACAATAACATTAGATAGAACTGTTATTAGCGATAATTACGTGTGGGTCATGCGCAACGGTAAGTTACTGGTACCTAGTGTTGATTTTAAATTAAATTCAGACAAACAAAGTGTTACATTATCAACGAGCCCTGCAGCTAACGATGAATTTACATTACTAACATTCAGTAGCAATGTGTTGAAGCCTGGTATTTCATACATGCAATTTAAAGATATGTTAAATCGTGTTCACTATAAACGATTAAGTTTGAACAAACAAACTTCGTTAGTTCGTAATTTAGAATGGAACGATACTAGTATTGTGGTTGTTGATGCTAGTAAATTTGACGAGCCAAACCCTACTGTAAATAAGCCAGGAGTAATTGAAATCCGAGGCGAGCGTATTGAATACTTTACCAAGACTGGCAATATTTTAAGCCAACTACGTCGAGGCACATTAGGCACTGGCACTCCTACTGTACATCGTGCCGGATCGTTTGTTCAAGATATTGGACCAAGTGAAACTATTCCTTATATTGAAAATATAATTGTTGAACAAGTAATAGCAGATGGTTCTAACATTGTTAATTTAATTAAAATTACGCCAGGATTATACACTTTTAATACTTCTACTAATGTTGTTAAGACGTTGCCACATGATATTGAAGTATTTGTAGGCGGATATAATATTGGAGCCGAGTGGGCGGCAAGCGTGACATATGATGTTGGAATGTTTGTAACATTAGGTAGTTACACTTACAAATGTACAACAGCACACACTAGTTCTAATTTGTTCCACACTGACATAGCAAACTGGTCATTCTTTATTGGTAACATTCGTCTAAAGAAAGACGCATATTCTGTTTATAATGTAAACAATCATCCAGACAGTACCAATGGCGACGTACAATTTGACGCAGAATTTACAGTTGACGGGGTATCAAAACAGCTAACGTTAGCTACTCCGCTAGCATTTGGTACACAAGTCACTGTTGTTAAACGTACTTTAACTTATTGGGACAGCGAAACTAATATATTAAATGATAACAACAAAATATCAGGGTTCTTAAAAGCAGAACCGGGTGTATGGTATACTGAATTTAATATACCTACACAAGATAATGCTCCGATAACATCAACGTTTGACAACACTAATGGAACATTTGACAGTAACACTATAACATTTGATCAAGGATAATAAAAATGGCATATCAGGAAATTCAAACAGGACAAATTGCTAATGACGGAAATGGAGATACACTCCGATCCGGCGCACAGAAAATTAATGAAAATTTTACTGAACTTTACAATTCTTTATCTTATTCATTACCGGCTGCTACAACAACAGAATTAGGTGGTGTCAAAGTAGGCGGCAGGTTGTCAATTAATAACGGCATTTTGTCGGCAGATGATCAGCAATACACACTGCCCATTGCTGGTACAAGTGCCGGAGTACTAGGGGGTGTGAAGGTTGACGGCACATCTATTAGTATTACAGATGGTGTAATTTCTTCAACGTATTCATATTCTTTACCTATAGCAGAAGTTAGTGCCGCTGGACAATTAGGTGGAGTTAAAGTTGACGGTTCAACAATTACAATTACAGATGGGGTAATAACTGCGCCGTATTCTTATACATTGCCCACGGCTACTAATTTTACATTAGGTGGAGTTAAAGTTGACGGTTCAACAATTACAATTACAGATGGGGCAATTTCAGCTGTACCAACGGCAGTGGCTGTAAACAGAACAACAGTGACAGTAACTAGCGGCACATTGGCAGCAGGAGCAACTGGCACGTTTGATATATCTGGATTCAAATCATATTTGTTATTTAAGATACAAGCATCGGCCTCTGCCTGGGTAACATTGTATACAGACACATCATCTAGGACCGCAGACTCAACAAGATTACAAACTGTTGATCCTTTACCTGGATCTGGTGTAATTGCGGAAGTCATTACTGCTGGCGCAGAGATTATTGTAATTAGTCCCGGCACAATTGGGTTTAATAACGAAGTAGTTCCAACATCTAACATTCCTATTAAGATTGTTAATAAAGGAGCTGTGCCTGCAGCAATTACAATAACATTGACTTTAGTAAAAATAGAGGATTAATATGACAGACTTAATAGAATATATTGTAACTGCTAAGACAATGGACGATGCTACGTCTCTGCTTGACGATATGGAAACTGCTGGTGGTGATTTATATATTCCTAACAGACAAGTTACAGTTAGTCAACGTAGAGAAATTAGTAGGAATACACATTTTCTTATCACTGAAGCTGAAGCCGAACAATTGCGCAACGACCCTAGAGTACTAGCAGTAGAACAGTTGCCAAGTGCGCTTGGTATTGAGGCATTGCCCCACTGGGTACAATCTGGAAATTTTGAAAAAAGCGCAACCGTCGATACTAATGATAAAAATTGGGGATTATATAGAGTTGCCGCAGGACAACCGTTATCTAATTGGGGGACTAACGGTGCGTTTACACAAACAACACAAACAGTGTCTACTACTAGTTCTGGAAAAAATGTTGATGTTGTAATAGTTGATGCTCACATAAATTTTAATCATCCAGAGTTTGCTGTTAATGCTGACGGTACTGGAGGGTCAAGAGCTGTACAATATGATTGGTTTCAACACAGCGCAAGTTTAGGATATAGTACTTCTGGATCATACAGTTATACAAACATTTCTAGCAACCACGGAACTCACGTTGCTGGTACTGTTGCTGGTAACACTCAGGGCTGGGCCCGAGATGCCAACATTTATAATATGGAATTTATTTACGCAGGAGGCAACGGCCCTGCTGGTGACTGGTCTGTATATATTTTTGATTATATAAGAGAGTTTCATAAAAAGAAGCCAATAAATCCTGCTACTGGTAGACGGAATCCAACAGTGTGTAATAACAGCTGGGGCTACTCATACGGAGCAATTTATCTCAGCGGGATTACCTCACTAACATATCGAGGAGCTACTGTAGCAGTTACTGGATTAGACGCAACTAAAAAAATCACTTTAGAATCTAATGGAGTACCAGTTCCGGGAGGTAACTATCTTTATAGGATGCCAGCACGGACTGCCGCAGTTGATGCCGATATTGAGGATGCAATTGCTGATGGAGTAATAACAGTGGTTAGCGCAGGTAATAGTTATTGGCCAACAGCTACACTAGCATCTTCGGATTATAACAATAGTATTGTGTCCGGTGGATCTACATATTTTCATAGTCGAGGATCTTCACCAAACAGTGATAACGCAATTTCTGTAGGTGCTATTGACACGGTAACACAGGAATATAAGACTAATTTTAGTAATTACGGATCTAGAGTATCAATCTATGCTCCGGGCAAAAATATTATTAGCGCAGTATACGACTCTGGAGCTGCAGCTGAATTTGGCATTACACTAGCAAATGATCCAAGAAATCCTAGCTATAAATTAGGATCTATTTCAGGCACTAGCATGTCAGGCCCTCAAGTTACTGGGTGCCTTGCGTGTCTATCAGAACAGCAACAAACATTAACTCAAGCTGAAGCGTTATCATACTTAATTTCATCTTCTAAAAAATCACAAATATCGTCAACTGGTGGCAACGCAGGCGATTTTACATCGCTGGGAACAGAGTCAAACAATCGATATTTGTTTTATAAACTAGAAAGGTTGCTGTCTGGTAATGTTTCTTCAAGTAATACTTACAAACTTAGAGGCGTCTCTGGAGCAGTTTATCCTAGAGTACGAGTAAGGAATAGAGGCTAACTAGCCAATTAAACTATCACATTATACACATTGATAAATATAAGATAAAGAGAGAGCATTATGCAGAGTAAAGATACAACGGGAATTCATGTAGAGGGTCATATTAAGATTCACGACCCCGCTTCTGGTGAAGTTTTTATTAATAAGCGTAATGCTGTTCATTACGAAAATATTAGTATAGCACTAGCTCAGAGCATCGCTAACAGCGGCCAAGGTTTTATATATCAAATGGCCTTTGGCAATGGCGGAACAGCAATTGATCCAACTGGTATTATTACCTATTTAACTCCAAATAGTTCGGGATCAAATGCTAGTCTATACAACGAAACTTACACTAAAATTGTTGACGATAGAAGCAGTAATAACGTTGATCCAACTCGCAATTTTGTAGAAACTAGACACGTTACTGGTACAAATTACACTGATGTGTTTATTACCTGTCTACTAGACTACGGCGAGCCTAGCGGCCAATCGGCGTACGATACTACTACTAACAATGAAAGCGCATATGTGTTTGACGAGTTGGGTCTTAAATCATACAGTTCTACTGGTCAAAGTTTATTGTTAACTCATGTAGTATTTCATCCTGTACAAAAATCGTTAAATCGATTAATTCAGGTTGACTATACTGTGCGTATTCAAAGTTTAACTGGATTGGGCGGAGTATAATAAATGTCATATCAAGTCAAATACACCGAAACTACAAATCCAAGTAAACCGCCAATTACGGTTGAAGATCAAACAGTTAATTCTCAAACTGATTTAAAATTTGTTGGAAAAAATTATGCTGGTTATGCGTCTTACATGGCAGAAAATTTCTTACATCTGTTAGAAAATTTTGCTAAAAACACAGCACCATCACAACCAATTGAAGGCCAACTATGGTACGACAACAGTCCAGATGTTAATTTATTAAAAGTATATGACGGTACAGTATGGACGGCCGCGGGCAGTGTTAAAAAATTCCCAACAGCACCGAGTGTAGGCATAATTGGTGATCTTTGGGTTAACACAAACACTCAGCAACTTCATGTGTATTCTGGATCTAACTGGTTATTAATTGGACCGCAATACAGTTCAGGTGCAAAAACAGGCCCGGATGTTGAAACTATTGTTGATTCAAATAATATTTCTCACAGCGTAATTTCATTCTTTGCAAACAATAGTAAAGTAGCAATATTAAGTAAAGAATCATTTAAACCTAAATTATTCATCCCAGGGTTTACTACAATTGGTCAAGGCTTTAATATTAGTACTGTTGATGCTGACAGTTTAGTATCCCCAACAAAAATGTGGGGAACTGCTAGCCAAGCAGATTCGCTAGTAGTCAACGGATCTCCAGTAGCGGCAAGCAATTTTCTTAGAGGCGATATAATTAGTACCTCTAATACTCCGTTAAACATTAGAGCAAGTGGCGGTATTAGTATTGGCAGTGATTTAAGTTTTAACATTGGTCAAGAATTATCGTCAACTATTTTATATTCTAAAACTAGCGGCGGCAGCATTGGTGTTAAGTTGACTGCCAACGACGGAATAGTAACAACAGTAGTTCACGTAGATTCAAACAGTAGAGTTGGTATTAATACAATCACTCCGCAAGAGGCGTTAGACGTAAATGGAAACATTATTACTAACGGAGATATTACATCCTCTGGCGGTGTTTCAAGTAACACACTAGAAATATTATCAACATCTACATTTGGAAATAATATTTTTACATCAGGACAAATTGTAACAAGTTATTTTGATATTGACGGTAATCCATTTACATTTCCTGTTATTTTACCTGGCCCAAATAATTCAGCAGATGCTATTTACGATATTGGATCAAGCACTAGACGTTTTAGAAACATATATGCCCAGTCATTTGTTGGTAGTTTTAACGGATCATTTACAGGATCACTATCAGGCAGCATCTCAGGATCAGCGGCAAAGTTATCTAGTGCTACTACTTTTAGATTAATTGGCGATGTCGCAAGTGACAACGTAGAGTTTGACGGCCAGACCCCTCAAACTGGTCGTCCGCCTGGCCTTATTGAATTTACTACATCTATCAGTCAAAACCTTATTACAGGAAAACCGCAAGTTACCCAATCAAATAATGATGATCAATTATTAGTATATAGATCGGGAGTTGACAGTGGACTTAAACGTGTTACAAAACAATCGTTTGTTTCTAATATTCCAACAGTTCCAATTGGGTGTTTAATGCCGTTTGCTGGAACAGTATTACCAAACGGTTATTTGTTATGCGATGGAGGCGAAGTACGTATTAGTGAGTATCCAGAATTATTTGGAATAATTGGTTATACATATAAACGATTAGGCCTTCGCGGTAAAAACACGTTTGCGTTACCAGATTTACGTGGTAGATTCCCGATGGGACCAGATAGTATGGATAACGATACCACAGTTCCAGATAAAGACGATCCAACTATTTTAATTGACGCAGGCGGAGGCAGTGCTAATCGAGTTACTGCTACATCGGCAGATAATATTGGAGAAAGTAACGGTTCAGAAGAGATTAGTATTCAAATCAATAATCTTCCAGAGCATAAACACACGCTTCAAAGCGAATCTGGATTACAATATTTTGCTGGTGGTAGCCCAACAGGCGCCGCAGACGGCGGAACAATTTCAGGGTACGGTCTATCAGCCGGAGCAACTGGATACGGATTGCCAAATAGCGGCGGCGTATCAGCATCTCGAGTTGGTGATTCTATCAGTACAATGAACCCGTACATTACAATGAATTATATTATTTTTACTGGTGTCCTACAATGAGCTACATAATCAACAAAACTGATGGATCTGTATTAACAGAAATAGTCGACGGTACTGTTGACCAAACAGCTACTGATTTAACCCTAGTTGGAAAGAATGCCAGTAGTTATGGTGAAGCATTTAATGAAAATTTTGTTCACTTACTAGAAAATTTTGCCAATACTAGCTCGCCAAACAATCCAATTCAAGGACAACTATGGTTTGATACCAGTGAAAGCCGATTAAAAATCTACGACGGTTCAGGTTTTAAAGTAAGTGGTGGTAGTATTGTTTCCAATACTATCCCTTCAACTATTGGTCAAGGTGACATCTGGATCGATAGCAGACGTAAACAGTTATATTTTAATGACGGCGTGTCTAC